GCGCCAGCCGAAAAATTGTTGAAGTATTTAATTGATAACAAGCACTGGTCACCATTCGAGATGGTTGACATGGTCATGGAGATTAACACTACCCGTGATATTGCTCGCCAGATTCTTCGGCACCGTTCATTTTCATTTCAAGAGTTTAGTCAGCGTTATGCAGATCCGACAAAAGAATTAGGTACATGTGTTCGAGAGCCTCGCTTACAAGATAATAAAAATAGGCAAAATTCTATTGAGACTAATGATATTCAATTAATGAATGCCTGGGGATTAAAGCAAGAACAGATTATCCATGAAGCAAAATTAGCTTATAAATGGGCGATCGAGAATGGTATCGCTAAAGAGCAAGCACGTTCAGTACTACCAGAAGGTAACATGCAGTCTCGTATGTACATGAAAGGCAGTGTTCGTTCTTGGATTCACTATTGCGAACTTCGATGCGCTAATGGTACACAAAAAGAGCACCGTGAGATTGCTTATAAGTGTGCAACGATTCTAAAAGATAATCTACCATTCTTGAAGAACTGGTATAAAGAACTACCTAGTGAGTAGAAAAATATAAAACTTTACACGATAATTGAAAAAAAGTTCGTTTTAGGGGTTGACATTTCCGACAGAGATATTATATTAAGTCTATAAGTTGAAAACGAAAGGCTCTCTACTATGACTAATTTTGATAAAACCCAGTTCCACTACCACGGTGGCTACCTTAACTACCTCGGTGAGTATCAAAATGCTGAGTGCTATGAAGAAGGTCCCCGTGTTGGTACTCGTAAGCCTCTCTTCATCGCTCGCTTTAAGTATGGTGGTCCTTTTACCAAATCTAAGGTAATGAACAAGATCATGCGGTTGTTCTCCGTAGAGCAATATGCTCAGTTGATGGCAGAAGGTGGTACTCCTCTCGGTATCCTCAAGGACGCCGATCCAGAGTGGTACGACAAAACTCTTTACGGAGAATAAGAAATGCGGGTAATTAACTTTATTATGAAAACCTTTGATGTTTCAGAGGATGTCGCACGAGAAGTTATGGGCCTGATGTCTATTGACGGATTTCGATTTAGTTCTTCCTCTTATGAAGAACTTGAAAAAAATGCAGCAAGGATCGTCCTTGCTGCAAGAGCAGAGAGGACTTAGAAAATGAGTGTAGCGTATGAAGCACGTGCTAAGTACATCATCAGCCGTAATAAAAATATGGCAGTGCCGTACTATTTAATGGCTTCATACGCTTACTACGAGCAGGATGATCCGATCTTTTCGGATTCCTACTATGACGAAGTAGCAAAGTTTATTTTGCAGAACTATGATGCGATAGATCATTATCATAAACATCTAATCAGTAAGGATGATCTAGAAGCTGGTAGTTACTTGGGGGCGTATCCTACAATTGTAAAAGAAGCTTTAAAAGATTTGCAAAAAAAAGGTTGACATTTCTACAAAAAGGCTTATATTAAGTCTATAAGTTAAGAATAATGAGGACACATATGTTAGTTTTGTTTATTGCGTTCGTGATATGTCTAGCGATCGTTCTTGCAGTTGGTCGGATTATTATAAAAACTCTTAATGTGAAAGTTAAAAAATGAGTGTAGAAATGATTAATGATTCTGAAGATCACATCTATATTAAGTTCGAGGATTCGAGCGATTTTATTCGTGTGAGTACCATGGACTCTGCTTGGAAGTACGTTCTTGAGCATGGTTCTGATAAGTTGGAGTACATTGAGCATTGGAGTGGTGTTGATGACCTCAAGCTCGCATGAGAAAAAGGATCGGCACCCATGGGTGTCTAAGTTTATGTTTCTGTTTTGTATGACAGTTGCACTTGGTTTTTTTATTGTAGGAGCATCACTATGAATGATTTTAAGTTTATGGAAGATGATTTAGTCGACCGTATCTGCAAGTTTGGATCAGACCACTATAAATTGCTTTGGGATGACTTTCATTCTGCTTTTGATATTGCTCTTGACGACGACATGTTTGCAGCAGCGACTCATTTATTTTGGGATCGCTACTTTAACAGCGAGGTGGAGCTATGAACAAGTTACTGCTTTTCTTCTCTGCAGCGAAAGAGGCTCTGAAAGAGTCAGACTATGAGGAGGAAGCTTTTTACTTTGAACAGGTAGAAGACTATCTCCGTGAGACTGGTAAGGTAGAACTGCCGGTGGACAAACGTGAAGTTGAAAAGATTTTGGGACTATGATGCAGTATATTTGTTCAGAAGATGACTTTAAGTTTGCTGAAAATCTCATCAAAATGGTTCAGCGACATCAAGAAAAAAAGGGGATACCCAAATATAAGCTTGAAACTAAAGTGAAAGGTGATATCAAAGAGTTATATCTTAAAATTTAAGGAAGGGGCGGAGTCGCCCCTTTTTTATTTTTATAAATATATTTCGTTATCTAAATTTAATGGGGTAAAAATGAAATCCTTTAAGACGCACTTGATCGAATCAAGAGCCTCAGACATGTATGAGGCTGAAGTTGCGAATCATATTAACTCCTTCAATAATGTAAATGCTGAAAGACCAAGAGTCTCTACAAAATATGCTGATGTTCTCATTACGCTCGATGGTGGAGAACGTTCTTGGCTTGAAGTTAAAATGAATCACACAGATAATCTCACTAACCCTCGTATCTTTTATGACGGGCGTAAGTGGGATACAACATACACAACAACAGCCGCTAAACAAGCCATTGAGATTATGAATGATTCTCAAGAGGCGAAGGATTTTATTGAAGCCATTAAAAAATTTACAGGTAGAAAAACTGTTAAGATTCCGACGACTCAGACAGGATTGCGTGACAAAGATGCAGTGACTCTTGCTGAAATGAAAGAGTATTTCGGTCAGCCAGGAATTAACAGATATATTACAACAATGCCGAACATAAACCTTGGTAAGACAGTTACTGATCATTACCTCAAAGGTAAGGCAGAACCAGCACATTATATGCAAGCAGGTGATGATTTCTATCGCATCGGTAATGCTAATCCGTTGAACCTTCCAAAAGATTTGCCTTTGTTAAGTGGCACCGGACCATTTAAAGTCCGTGTAGCAACAAGGTCTAAATATTATGAGGTTCAAGCAGAAGTAAAGATTGCTAAGATGCCAGACAGCAGATATTCTGTTAAACCAGGATCTAGAAAGAAAAATCCATTCCAGAAAATTATGGACCTATGAAGTCATTTAAACAATATCTGAGTGAGGAAAAAAATACTCAC